ACTTGTTTCTGTCAGTGTTGCTTTCTTTCATGACCCATAACCTCCATGGGCATTATACGGCAAAAACCAACACTATGCAAGGCGGGATTTTTGCAAAAAAGACCGTGAAAATATACAACCTAATTGCCAATGGACAGTTTTTTTTGAAAGGATTGACGGCGTGTGAACAGGGAATTATGGTCCGCCCTCGGTCTTGACCCGGAGACGGTGAGGGCGCTGAAAAATATGGTGCGCGTCGGCACAGTCTCGGAGGTTGACGGGCAGCGTGTCCGCGTGGTATTCAGGAACGCGAAAAATATGAAGTCCGGTTGGCTTACGTCACTGAGGCATGTAGGGGAACTGAAGCCGGGAGAAACTGTGCTCATTCTGTATGTCCCAGTCTTTAACGGGGACGGGTTTGTGTTGGGAGGGCTGTAATATGTCCGCACTCGGAATTGTACATGCTGCAAGCACTGTAATTGCGGTTAAGGGCGCGCTTGCAGCGCTGCATATTGTAAAAAAATATGCCAATATGGGTTTTCTGGGAAACCTTACTTTCGCAGTCTCTGATAAGATGATACGCACGCTTTCAAACTGGGAGTGGTCAGGCTCTGCGCGGTACGCTACCCACAACCGGCATGGCACGCATGCGCTCACAGAGTTTGTGGGCCTCGACCCGGATAAGATCACATTTGACTTGATTCTGGCGGTCGAAATGGGCGTAAGCCCGATGGATTCGATCGTAGAACTTTGGAAATACGAGCGCGAGGGCCTTGCGGTACCTCTCACTATCGGAAAACATTGTTACGGCAAATACCGGTGGAACGTTATGGATTTTACCGTAAAAATTAACTACACGGATACGAGAGGGAACCTCACCGGGACGCTCGTGTCTGTAACTTTACAGGAGTATCTGAGGCAATGAATTATCTGGTATCCGGGGACAGCACAAGCCCCCTCAGTTTAAACGAAAGCGATACGGTTAAATCCATCCTTCAGAACATACGCATTATACTCTCCACCCCGAAGGGTACGGTCCCGCTCTACCGCGATTTTGGGATTAACATGGAATTCCTGGACCTCCCCGTGCCAGCCGCTGAATCGTATATGCGCACTGAGATACGGGAAACTGTGGAGCTTTGGGAGCCTCGTGTAAGGGTAACGGGAGTGGAATTCGACCAGGAAAAGCTTGCAGAAGGCAGACTCGGTGCCACGGTGGAGGTGGAGATCATTGGCGAGGGATAGCGAATATCAATTTGTCGAAACGGACGTATCTGAACTGGAATCAGCTATGACCGCAGAGTATGAACAGCTTACCGGAAAAAGCGTCCTGCCCGCAGGCCCTGAAAAGCTGCTGATAAAATGGGCCGCGTACATCATCTTACACGAACGCATCCTCAATAACTATACCGGGAACCAGAATGTACCCAGCCGCGCGGAGGGCAAAAACCTTGACGCGCTGGGGGAACTGCTGTATAACGTGGAACGCCCGCAAGCGCAGGCGGCTGTATGTACAGAACGGTTTCACCTCACCGCGCCGCAAGAGTCAGCCATACTTATCCCAAAGGGCACAAGAGTTTCAGACGTGAGCGGTACATTGGTATGGGAAACCACTGTTAACGCCTATGTCCCGGCCGGCGCGGAGTATGTGGATGTATCGCTCAGGTGCAGCGTGGCTGGCACTGTAGGAAACGGGTACGCAAAAGGCCAGCTTTCAAAGCTTATAGATACCTTTGAATTCGCAGACAAGTGCGAAAATACAGAAATGACCGACGGTGGCGCGGACAGGGCCGACGATAATAAATATTATCAGCTGATACGCGACGGGATGGACGCTTTCAGCACGGCTGGCAGTATGAGCGGATATGTGTATCACGCGGAAAAAGCATCCACGGAAATCGGCGACGTTGTTGCGAACAGCCCAACGCCGGGATGCGTAGACATTTATGTTCTAATGAATGACGGCTCTTTCGCGTCTGACGTGATAAAATCCGCTGTGCTGGAAGCCTGCTCGTCGGACAAAGTGAGGCCGTTGACGGATTTCGTTTCAGTGCGTAACCCCGAAGCGGTAGAGTATGATGTGGAGCTTACTTATTATCTGCCGCTGAACTCCAGACAGACCCCGGCGGCGATTGCGGCAGCAGTGCAGGAAGCGGTATATGGGTATCTGGAGTGGCAGGGCACCAGGTTCGGACGCGACATTGATCCTTCTGAGCTTGTTTACCGCGTAAAGCAAACGGGCGTGAAACGGGTGGAAGTCACTTCACCCACGTTTACCAAATTGCGCAGGAGTGAGGACAAACTGGCCCCTCAGGTGGCGGTTATACGCGATGTTAGTGTCACAAACGGGGGAATTGAAGATGAATAACACGCATGGCCTGACAAAGGAAAATATGCTGCGAGCGCTGCCGGATGTCCTTAAAAATGATGCGCGAATGGCGGCAATAGCGGAGGCAATTGCAGGGGCGCTAGTAAACTGCGTAAGGGATACAGATAAGCTGCTTATTTATCCGGACATAGACAACCTGCCGGAAGAACTGCTTGACATCCTCGCTTACGACTTCAAGGTGGACTGGTGGGACTACAGTTATACCTTGCGGGAAAAAATTCAAACTTTGAAAGACAGCTGGATTGTACACAGGAGGCTTGGCACCCGCTGGGCGGTTAAGACCGCTATAGCCGCCATTTATCCAGAGGTGCAGATTAATGAATGGTTTGAATATGGCGGCAAGCCATACCACTTCCGTATGTCTATTGACGACGCTAACCGCCAGATAACACCTGAACGCCATATCAGATTATTGCAGCTTACTGAGTATTACAAAAACCTGAGATCTCATCTTGAGATTATCGAATATCATTCAGTGCATGATCCGGCCCAATCCGGCGTGTTCGTCGGTGGCGTGTCAGCACGTTTTTCCCGCCGGAAGTTCCGTGAGGCCATGCCAGACAGGAACGTTTCCTGTGATGTATATATCGGCGGCGGCATGGCATACAAGCTTTCTTGCAGCGCGTTCCGTGAAGCTACACCGGACAGAAACGTTTCATGCGATATATATGCCGGCGGCAGCACGACGTGCAAGCTTTCCCACAGCGCATTTCGTGAGGCTCAGCCAGAACGGCGTGATTCAACTTCAATAGCCGCAAGCGGAAGCGTTACTGGAGGGATATCCCGCATTGCGCATAAGGCGGCAACAAGAAGCTTTACCGCGCCGGTATACCCTGTAGCGGGACAGGGATATAAATTATCCCGCATTACAATTAACGCCCCGAAGGAGGGATTATAACATGAGTACCGCAGAAGGTTTCGCCGTCACTGCCGCCGGACGGAGACTGTTTGCAAAACTGGCGGCAACGGCAAGGCCGCTTAAATTTTCAAAAGTTGTTTTTGGCACTGGCAGCATGCCGGAGGGCTCACAGGAAAACGACTTGTTTCAAATGACGGAGCTTGTGGAACCGTTTGCAAACGGAGAAAGTACAACGCCGATTTATGAGGATGATAAAGTCTCAATGATCCTGCAATTCCGCAGCGACATGAACGGAGGGCTTGAAAAGACCATCTGGCTTTCTGAGTACGGCGTTTTCGCGGAAGACCCGGACGGCGGTGAAGTACTTGTCTGTTACTGCAATTTCAGCTCCTGCCCGGACAGCGTGTTAGCGTACAATCTGGGCGGGAACACTATCCGCGATTATCCCATAACAATTATTATCGGCGCGGTGTCGGACGTAAAGCTTGAGTTCCCCGCCGGCGCCTTCCTTACATCTGAGGACGCGTCAGAGCTTATGGAAGCCTGCCTGCGTCGTGCCGTAGGTATGGGAGCTGTGCGGTTCACGGTGCCGGTTTCCGCATGGACGGCAGAGGGCACAGGCCGATATAAATATGCGGCTGAGGTTCCGGTGGACGGCGTCAGGGAGCTTCATCATCCAAATGCCGCGCTTGATGACGCAAGCCGGGATATAGCATACAAATGCGGCCTTAGTTCCAGGGTAATCACGTTGGAAGGCAAGCTGAAGTTTTACGCGCAGCTGGTGCCTGAAGCGGATATGAGCGGAACCTGCTGCCTGTTTACGCAGGGCGTTGGCGGCGACGGTGAGCTGCCGGTTGCGTCCGAGAACACGGTGGGCGGCATCAAGTCCAGCGACAGCATAACCATTGACCCCGACGGTACGGCACACGCAAAGCTTGGTCAGGACAGCTTTACAACTGATGAAGAGTTTGAGAGAATTGTATTAGGAGGAGAATGAAAATGGCAAAGGTGCCAACGACAGAACAGGTTAAGAAACTCGCGCAGCAAATGAGGAGCCAGGTTGACAGCAAGCTCAGTTCAATTTACAGGCCCGGCGGCTCTGTGGCGTTCGCCGGCCTTCCGGCAGCTGACGCAGAGCATCTGGGTATGGTCTACAACGTGACCGACGCTTTTACCGCCTCCGACAGCTTTCTGGAGGGAGCGGGACAGCGGTACCCGGCAGGGACAAACATTGCCGTAGTAACTGTGGATGGCGGCTATAAGTATGACGTGCTTGCGGGGCTTTTCGATACGTCCGGCCTCGTTCAGAAAGAGGCAGGGAAAGGGCTTTCCACCAACGATTTCACTAACGAGGATAAGGCCAAACTGGACGGTATCGAAATCACTGCTGACGCGGAATTTGACGCGATGCTTAACGAAGTATTTGGTGCGGAATAAATGAGCAGGATGCAAAAGTTTGCGCAGCGGGTCAAATCATTCGTGTTAAGCGAAACCAGGAAAATGGGCGAGGCCGCTGCCGCTGCTATTAATACGCACGCCGCTGACGAGGCTGCTCACGTTACAGCTATTGAACGTGGAGCGTGGACTGGGGCGTGCGCCATGAAGCCCATTACGATACCTGCCACCGGCTGGGCAAACGGCGGGTTTGGCAAATATACAGTATACCTTGATTTAGCCGTCAGCGGCATAACCGCAAGTGACCATGTGAATGTTGACTTGTCTGCGGATGCGCTGGCGGTTTCGTATGCGTGCGGACTGTGCCCGGTGGTGGAATCACTTGACGGCATGTTAAGGTTCCGTGCTATAAAAACTCCGTCAGCGGCCATGACGGGTGTGTATAATGTTTTGAAGGAGGGGTAAACGTGGCCGAAGGAACAATAAATGCCGAGTTTGTAACCGGGCCTGAATTGAATGCCCATGCGGGCGACACAACAAAGCACATAACCGCCGCAGAACGTACAAAATGGAATGGCAAGCAGAGCGCTTTGACGTTTGATAATTCCCCGAAATCCGGGAGCGGCAATCCTGTCACCTCTGACGGGATTTACACTGCGCTGGAGGGCAAAGCAAATTCATCTCACGGAACACATGTGAGCTATTCTGCAACGGCTCCTGTAATGGATGGTACTGCATCGGCAGGAAGCGCGGCGACGGTTGCCCGGAGCGATCACGTGCATCCCACGGACACCAGCAGGGCGGCGGCAAGCGATCTTACCTCGCACACAAGCGACACAACAAAACACTTGCCATCCGGTGGCACCACAGGCTACATTCTCGCCAAGTCCAGCGGGGGCGGCGCAGAGTGGAGGCCGCCAATGTCAAACCCTAACCTGCTGGAT